GATTGGGAAATTAGTTGGTAAAAATATGGCCCGTAAATTTTTTATTACCGGTATAACAGGGTTTGTTGGTAGTCATATGTTAGACTACCTTTTAAAGCATGATCCTAAGGCTCATATATATGGATTTTGTCGATGGAGGAGCGATCAAACAAATATTAGCCATGCACTAGATAATCCTAGACTAACCCTTATTAATGGTGATTTATCAGACCTAAGCTCTGTTAAGCGCGCTTTAGATATAAGCAGTCCAGATGTAATATATCATTTTGCTGCTCAAAGTTTACCTGAAACTAGTTTTTATACTCCAGTACATACTATTGAATCAAATACAATTGGTACTACAAATCTATTTGAAGCTATCAGATTGTGTGATAATGATCCATTAGTAGTTAGCATCTCGACAAGCGAAGTTTATGGTAACCCAACAGAAGATGAAGTACCCATAACTGAATTAAACCCTATCCGCGCAGCTAATCCCTATTCAATTAGTAAAGTAGGTCATGATCTAATGACACAATACTACAATAAAGCATATGGGATTAAAACTATAATTACCAGGATGTTTAGTCACGAGGGATCGCGTAGAGGTAAAAAGTTTGCCTTATCATCTTTTGCGCATCAAATTGTAAAAGCTGAAAAGCAGTATAGGTGTCGAAAAGAAGGTGAAAAACCTTCATATGAAGTTAGGGTAGGTAACTTAGATTCAGTTAGAACTTATAATCATATATCAGATGCAGTAGAGGCGTATTGGCTGTGCATTGATAAAGCAGTTGTTGGAGAAATTTATAATATTGGTGGAGATGAAACATGTACCGTCGGTGAAGCTTTAGAGAGATTATTCTATTTTAGTACTGTTCCACGAGATCAGTGGAATATAACAGTTGACCCATCCCTAGTCCGCCCAACTGATATAACCCTTCAGATACCTAGCAGTGATAAATTTAGACAGCAGACAGGCTGGAAACCAACCAAAGGAGTAGATGATATTTGCGTGGACCTGCTTAATTATTGGAGAGATATATTATAATGTTACAAATACCAACACACTTAAAAAAGGTTAGAGATGTTTCAATTACAAAAGAAGAATTGATCTCATTTGAAACTGAAATTAAAGAGCAATATGAAGCTGGTAATATACCATCTCCAATTCACTTGTCTAGGGGGAATGAGGATGAATTAATTAATATATTTCAGTACATACACCCCGATGATTGGGTTTACTCTGCCTGGAGAAATCACTATCACGCGTTGCTGCATGGATTTGACAGGGATGAATTAATGGCTAATATTATAAGCGGTAGGAGTATGGCTACTAGTAGTAACGTAAATAAGTTTTATTCATCAGCTATTGTAGGTGGTATTATTCCTATTGCGCTTGGATCCGCTATGGCTTTTAAACGAAAACAATCTAGTAGAAAGGCTTGGTGCTTTATAGGTGATATGACATTTGAAACTGGAGGGTTTCATGAATGTCATAAGTATAGTAAAAACTTTGACTTACCACTCGAGTTTATAATCGAAGATAATAATCTTAGTGTACATACTCCAACTGATGCAGCATGGAATATAAAACAAGATATACCAGATGATATAGTATACTACACATATAATAATGAATATCCGCACCATGGGACTGGTGCATGGGTCAACTTTTAATATATTATGAAATACAAAGAAGAGCTAACGAGATCCATGACCGATTTAGGTTGTAAAAAAAATACTCTCTTTTTAGGGCAAGCAACACTGTTTAGTGGTCACTCTATATCAGGTACACTAGAAGGTGTACCTAAAGAGAAATTAATTGAGTTACCGGTAATGGAAGAAGCTCAAATGGGTATATGTACAGGGCTGTCACTTGAAGGATATGTACCTGTTTCAATATATCCTAGATTTAATTTTATGATGTTAGCTATAAATCAATTAGTTAATCATATTGATAAGATGAAAGAGATGACTAAAGGTATGTTAATACCGAAAGTTATTGTTAGGGTAGCAGTTGGTGCTAGCAAACCACTAGATGGTGGCTCACAACATACACAAGACTTTACGGAGTCTATTAAACATATGCTAACTGATACTAAATTAGTAGAACTAACCGAACCAGAACAAATCTTCCCAGCCTTTAAAGAGGCATATAATAGAGACGGTTCAACTGTATTAGTGGAATGGGGAGATTTTTATGCAGAAAAATAAATGATTGAATTACTCAATAACAATATACAATATAATAGAAAGAACTTATTACAATGAATTATAATAAAGCATTAGAAGATTACAAAAAAAATGGATTTGCGATCGTGGATAATTTTTTACCGGAAAATATTGCCGATAAATTAGAATCTATGTATTGTAGTGATTCTAACCAATGGGATCTTAATGATCAAGTAAGAGATCAGGCATATGGAGATGGTAAGTTTGGTAAACATAAAACTGATAATCCGTATTTGCCAAGAGAAGATGAAGAATATAGTGCTAAATTTTGGAGATCAAATAATTTAGAATCAGAAATAGAATCTATATTTGATGATCACTTCAAACCAGCTCTTAAAACCATATCTCAAACACAATTAACTGACTACGACATAAGATGTTATAAACTTGATAAAGGAGATTATTATAGATCTCACATGGATGACTACGCCGGTGTTGTTGGATGCATTTATTATGTTAATAAAGAATGGATTTGGGACTGGGGCGGTATACTAAATATTATACCTAGCTCCGAGGTGACTGAAGCTACTTCAATTTTTCCAAAATTTAACAGGGCCGTGTTTTTAAGTCACGGTGGATTTAAATTCCCACATTTTGTCAACGTAGTGGCTGATTATGCTAAGAAACCAAGATTTTCAGTAGTATCTTTTAATAGTTAATATGTTTAAAGATAAAAATATTTTAGTGACCGGTGCAAGGGGAATGATAGGGAAGCAGCTTGTTGAAATATTAACAGCTCGAGGCGCTCATGTAACTGGTACAGATCTACCGGATGATTTAAGAGATCGGCATGTGTGTAAATCATTGTGCAAAAATAAAGATATAGTATTTCATCTTGCAGGTATTAAAGGTTCCCCGGAACGAGCCTCAAAGTCACCGGCATCGTTTAGTGTACCAATGATACAGTTTAATGCTAATATGGTGGAAGCAGCATACAATGCAAAAGTTCAATGGTTTTTGTATACAAGCTCTGTAGGGGTTTACCATCCAGCAGAAACATTTAAAGAAGATGATGTATGGAAAACCTTTCCATCAGATAATGATTGGTATGCTGGCTGGGCTAAACGAATAGGCGAAATGAACACTGAAGCCTATATGAAAGAATATGATTGGGCTCAATGCTCTATTGTAAGGCCTGCTAATGTTTATGGACCAGGAGATAATTTTGGTGAGTGGTCAATGGTCATACCATCTTTAATTAAAAAGGCGCATGAAAATGACGTTATTGAAGTGTGGGGCGATGGCTCTCCAATTAGAGATTTTATACATTGTAGAGATGTAGCGGCTGGTATGGTTTATATGGTAGAAAAGGGTATAACTAAACCGGTTAATTTGGGTAGTGGTGCAGAAACAAGTATTAAAGATATAGCCACAATTATTTCAGAATATACAAACAAGCCCCTAAAATTCAATGTAACACGTAATTGCGGTGACTCAAAAAGATTGATGGATATGTCTAGAGCTACAGAATGCGGGTTTGCACCGTCTATTTCTTTAGAAGCCGGTATTATTGAAACTATTGAATGGTATAGAGAAAATGTTTTATAAGGATAAAAAAGTAGTAGTAACTGGAGGAAGCGGATTTATTGGTACACACTTTATAACTGAATTATTAAATCGTGGAGCTAAAGTTAAGACACATACCCATACATCACCTCTTCAACTTCCATTTAACGATGTTGAAGTAATTAAAGATATAAATCTAGAAAATCCTAGCGATTGTATTAAATTAATTGAAGGTGCAGATTACGTAATACACGCAGCCGGAAAAATAGGACACCCTTCAACCGTCCCTACAGAATTTCAACTTAGTTTAGGTCAATTAACCCTTCTAACAAATGTTGTTGAAGCGTGTTATAAGTGTGATGTTGCCGGTATTGTAGATATTAACAGTTCTACTGGGTATCCTAATAGACCTCACCCTTTAACAGAAGATGAATTTTGGGACGATGAGCCATATATTTCATATTACGGTTATGGTTGGGCGAGAAGATATAGAGAAAAGATATTAGAACACGCATCACATCTATCAGATATGAAAATAGGGATATGCAGAGGGACTGCAATCTTTGGTCCTCATGATAATTTTAACTTACAAACATGTCACGTTGTACCAGCGTTAATTAACAGAATTTTACATGGAGAGGATCCATTAGTTGTGTGGGGTACCCCGGACGTTGTTAGAGATTTTTTATATGTTACAGATGTCGTTAATGGTGCATTGTTAGTTTTAGAAAAGGGGCAGTCTATGAGACCGTATAATTTAGGCTACGGGTCAACCATAACTGTAGGAGACATTGTTGATACTATACTACATGTAACAGGAAAAACACCAAAAGTAACATATGATAGTACTAAGCCTACAACTATTCCTTTTAGAATGATAAACAATAAGAGAATTGTAAACGAGCTTGGTTTTAAGCCAGAGTATACTTTTTCAGATGGTATAAAAGAGACAGTAGATTGGTTTACAGCAATTAATTCATAAGTTTATGAAACGCATTCTTATAATAGGTGATAGTTGCCAAGATATATTTGTGTATTGTACATGTAAGCGATTGGCACCTGAATTTCCCGTACAGGTTCTAGACGAAAGTCATAAAACTTTAAACGGGGGTATGGCTAAAAATGTTGAAGCCAACATACTATCACTAGGTATTAATTGTGATATTATTACAAATAATAATTGGCAAAGTATTACAAAAACAAGATATGTAGATAGAGATTCTAATTACATGTTTATTCGCGTAGATTCGAATTACAAAATTGATTCTTGTAATGTCGATATTGATTCTATTAACTGGGACAAATATGATGCTGTGATTGTATCAGATTACGATAAAGGATTTATATCTGCAGAAGATATTAACAGCATTTGTAAGAATCATTCATGTGTGTTTTTAGATACAAAAAAACGACTAGACACATGGGCCGAATCAGCAAAATTTATAAAAATAAATTATGTAGAATACACTAACAGTAAGGATATTATTGATAAAAATAAAGTATTATCTAATAAAGTTATATATACTAAAGGGGCTGAAGGAGTATATTATCAGGGTAAACACTACAATGTAAAGCCGGTTGAAGTGAAAGATGTGTCCGGAGCAGGTGATTCATTTTTAGCAGGGCTAGTAACCGAATATATTAATACATCTAATATTGAAAAAAGCATTACGTTTGCAAATGAATGCGCATCAGAGGCTGTTAAGCATAAAGGGGTAACCGGTGGATTAAAATGAGATATGTTATAGATATAGATGGTACAATATGTCGGCACGTTTCCTCAGACGCACCTTACGACCAAGGAGATCCTATACAAAAAAGAATTGATGTTATCAATAAACTTTATGATGCCGGTCACCATATTACCTATTTTACTGCTCGGGGTATGGGTAGGTTTTCCAATGATGGTAAACTTGCTGAAAAAAAATTTAGAAAACTTACAGAACGTCAATTAAAAAAATGGAAATGTAAATACAATGATCTCTTCTTGGGTAAGCCGGCAGGAGATATATATATAGATGATAAAGCAATAAGTGATGAGGAATTTTTCAGAGATTAAATTTGTACCTAAAGGATGGGGGTATGAAAAATGGATTGTAAACAAAGAACAATATTGTGGTAAAATTTTATTTTTTGCTAAAGGTAAAAAATGTTCATGGCATTACCACAAAATAAAAGACGAAGTGTTTTACATAAATAGTGGCAAACTATTAGTTTCTTATAGCCCTGACGATGATCTTTCGAAAGCTACCCAGGTTATATTAGAAGAAGGTGATAATTTTCATGTACCGGTAGGACTGAGACATCAAATGAAAGCTTTGCAAGATACACAAATGTTTGAATTTTCGACGCAACATTTTGATAGTGATAGTTATAGAGTAATTAAAGGAGATTGATTTGACTTTATAATAAAGTATATATAATAATATTATGCTAGTAGAACAAAGTGTATATGACGGAAGCTTAATTCATAAAAGATTTGCTTATGAATTTTTTCGAAAGGAAGTTTCACCATATGGTAATATTGTTGCATTTCGTGCTCCAATGTATGTTAAAGAAGGATTAATTGATTTAGAAGATACTCTAAGTAATGATTATATTCATAGCCAAGATGCAATTAATTTCTGTTGGGAAATCCCTGGATTAGATCCACTTGGAGCGGTATCATTTCAGCGCCTTTTTAATACATCTGTAGCTAATATTATATCTTCAGTTATTAAAAAGGGAATTATGGTAGATGGTGATGATCTAATGGTACAAGATGAATTTGTAGGTATAGATAAAAAAATTAGAAAATCAGGCAAGGTCAGCGTATCAATTACATATTCCAAAGATAACGTTACACTGGGTCACACTGGTATTAATATTGTAGCAGGTGATAAAGCGCCTCCGTTTGCTTATTCACTTAATATTGACGATAGCTCTGTTGATTATATTACTAACTCGGTAATTGATTATTTTAATGCAGAAGTTAGAGATCAATTTATAGCTACTACAAAAATTATTGTATGAAAAAAATATTTACAAATGGTTGTTTTGATGTTATTCATCGCGGTCATTTAGAATTATTCGAATACGCTAAAAGTTTAGGATATCTTTATGTAGGTATAGACTCAGACGAAAAGGTAAGGCAGGCTAAAGGTAAAGATCGACCCTATAATAAGCTAGATGATAGAATAAAAATGCTCGAGTCCTTGCGTTTTATAGATGAAGTTCGTAGTTTTAATGATACGCAAGGTCTAGAAGATCTTATTAAAGAGATTTCACCTGATATATTAGTAATTGGATCAGATTGGCGAGGTAAAAAAGTTGTTGGCGAGCAGTACGCAACAAAGTTACAATTCTTTGAACGAATAAATGGATATTCTACAACCAATATATTAAAATATATTAAGTAATGAACTTTTTTCAGCTACAAAACAAGCTTTTTTATTCTAAAAAAGGAAAAGCAGAAGATTTAGATGCAGAGGGTGAACAAGCTTTTGTTCCTTTCCTGTTTAATAGATGGCTTTCATTCTATAACAACGATATGTGTGTGTTTACAAATGAAACATTTAACAAATTTAGCACTATTTTTGATGATAAGCAACAGGCTTACAGACTTTATTATTATCTTATTCCAAAACTAAAGTGGAAAAAAATAAAGTATATTAAAAAGAAGAAAAAGGAAGCTGAGGAAGAGGAAAATTTAGAGATTATAGCTAAGAATAAAAACATATCAAAACGAGAATTACTGCAATATGTAGAATTAGCAAAGACGTTTGCTAAATAAATGTATGGCAATGGCAAGTATTGATAATTTAGCACCCACGAGGTCTTTGATAGATTTATCTAAACCTGATAAGGGAGATTTTGGGCTCGAAGATTATGAGCTAAGTTTTATTTTTGATGATATTCTTTTAATAGAGTATGTTGATGAAACTGAAGATGGTGATGTTCTTCGAAATGGTATTGTAGTTCCTACGAATGCTATTAATAAGGCTTGGCGCCGCGGCAAAGTTATTCTAGCTGGCCCTGATACTAAATATGCTAAAGAAGGAGATGTTGTAGTTTTTCCTAATAATATGGGTGTAACTATATCAGGTGTTAACGTTACCGGTAAAGGAAAAATAAAGAAGGGAATTTTCTTAAACGAAGAAAGAATGTTCGGTATATGTGAGAAAAGAGATGAGAATTCTAAAAGCAGCTCTTGATACACTTTTATTAGATAATGTATGTGAAATTAGATTTCCGCGGAGGATAGTTAAACCAGGTCAGGCTCCTACACGACGTATGCTATGCACTAAATCACTATCACTACTCGATTCTACTAACGGTAGAATTTCCTTGAATTATTTTCCACCTAAAGGGCCTCCAAAGTGGTATTTAGGACCTGATAACTTAGCAGTAGCCTGGGATATAATGATGCAGGATTTTCGAAACGTTAATATGAACGAATGTGAATTGATACAACAAATACCTGCAAATGATGATTTCTGGGAGTATTTTAACGAAAATATTTATCCTATGTCAGCTGACCAAAAATTTAATTTTATGAATTCATGAATGTCAGTTTAGAAAAAGTTACAGATTCTTTAAAACAATTTTTATTACAAGATATTATAATAAAAACAGATAAGAAAATTCTTAAACGAGGTAAGTTAAAAATCTTTCAAGTAAAACAATATTACATTAATTTTACCTTAGAGTTTAATGACTCTATTAAATCTTATGAAATACCTTACCCGTTTAGAATTCATAATGCTGAAATAGGTGCTATTTTAAATTATCATCTCAGTTCCTTTATACCACCCAAACAACTAAATAAAGTCAAGTTTTTAGATAGCTCTTCAAAATCTAAAATATACGATAACTTAGTCTATATATTGCCATCAGAAGAGGCTATAATATAATTAAGTGTGGTAGGTGGGTTATTAGATAGTTTTCCAGACGGGTATACACCCAACTCTTCACAGGTCAAACTCCTTAAAAATATTGATCAGGCATTTAAGGATGGTTATAAATTTATTGTATGTAATGCTCCAACAGGTGCCGGTAAATCCTTTATATCTAAAACAATCGGTAATGTTGCCGAACAACCAACTAAAGAGTTTAGAGATTTAATTAATCATTATCTAGCATATAGAAAAACGCATGGAGGTGGATATGCATATGAAGATGATTGCAATGATGAAGAATCTTTTGGATGTACAGCACTAACAATTACTAAAGCGCTACAGGATCAATATAAAGGATTATTTGAAGACTTAGAAATATTAAAAGGTAAATCAAATTACCAATGCACTGTTGATGATCGCTTTTCTGTAGAGCTAGCTCCATGTTTACATATAACTAAACTTAAAGAGCAATGCTGGGCTAAAAACTCTTGCCCCTATTATGAGCAAAGAAATAAAGCGCTTACATCAGAGTTTAGCGCACTTAATTACAATATGTTTTTTGCTTTACCTGATCATTTAAAAAAGAGACAATATATTATCTGTGATGAAGCAGCTGAACTAGAGGATCAATTAGTAAAAGAATTTTCTTGTGATATAAATTTTGAAGCGCTTAAAAAATTACAGGTTAATATTCGACCTTTTTATTCTAGAAATAATTCTCAGGTAGTAAATTGGATTAACAATTTTTTGGTCGATCTTAACGACAGAATAGAAGAGCTAAGAGAAGCAGTCAATACAACAACCAATGCGAAAAATAAATTCATTATAGAAAAAAAGAATGCACTAATTAGTCTTAGAAATTTACATTCCAAACTTTCATTAATTTTAGATACATGGAATGAGAGTGAATATATCTTTGAAAGAAAAACTAATGGTATTAATTTTATGCCATTAAAGGTTGACAAGTTATCAGACTATCTATTTAAATATGGTGGTAAGATTATATTAATGTCAGCTACAATTATTGACCCAACAAATTTTTGTAAATCGTTAGGTATTAAAAAATTTAAATATATTGAAGCTAAGTCAGCATTTGACTCTAAAAATGCTCCTATACATTGTAACACAAAAGTTAAATTAAATTATCATAATTTAAAGCGCAGCTTACCAAAAATAGTAAATCAAATACAACAAATATGTAATTTCCATAAAAATGATAAGGGTATTATTCATACACATAATAATACAATAACTACCTTTTTATCCGAAAATTTAAATGACTCGAGATTCTTAATAAGAGAACCCGGTGTCCGAAACGAAATTCTTTTGGAAGAACATATTAGTACCGATGACCCTACAGTATTAGTATCTCCGTCAATGTCTCGTGGTGTTGATTTAAAAGATGATTTAGCTAGATTTCAAATTATAGTAAAGGCACCATATTTACCAGCTAAAGATAAAAGAATTGAAAAGTTAATGAAGGATGACTTCAATTGGTATACAAACAAAATGTTATGTTCTGTTATACAATCTTGTGGACGGGGGGTCAGATCTAAAAAAGATCATTGTATTACATATATTTTAGATGGTGCAATAGTGGAGAGCATTGTTAATAATAAGCATAAGTTACCAAAATATTTCCTTGATAGGTTTTTGTAATAAATATATAAGTACGCATGAAGAACCGAGCGTTTCATTTTGAAATTAAAGACCTACTAACGCAATTTGTAGCTGCGTTTGATGATGCTGTTATTAGCAGATACAATAAAAGTAGACAGAGAAAAAGTAACATCGAAGTGCGATATGTTTTTGCTCCTAAACAACGAGTATTATATGATATTCTAAACAAGGCACAAAATTTAACGCTACCAGCAGTAGCAATAAATTTAACAAGTGTAACGCGAGATGAATCTAGAGTATTTAATAAACTAGCTCCGTCATACATACCGGCACAAAAAATAGAAGACCCTAACGCTGGTTCTAAATTTCTTATGCCGGTGCCTGTAAATTTAGAGGTCAGTATGTCTATATTAGCTAGGTATATGCAAGATGTAGATCAAATTGTATCTAACTTTGTACCATATAATAACCCATATATTATCTTATCCTGGAAGGTACCATCAGATTTTGGAGCACAATATGATCAAGAAATTCGTAGCGAGGTTTTATGGTCTGGTGATCTTGCTTATACAACCCCAACTGACACTACATACAATGATCATTATAGGGTAGCTGTTGATACCTCCTTTACTATAAAAGGTTGGCTATTTCCGGAGCAAAAAGATACAGTAGGATCAATTTATAAAATAGATAGTAACTTTATAAATGTTGATCTAGCAAATAGGATATATAATCCTGCAGAAGTGAATGACAATGAAGTTGCTGAGTATATTACATATCAACAATATGGATACGGTTCGTTATCTGGTTATGATTCTACTGTTACAGGTCTTACTAGTCATACAGAGACTGTTACCGTTTCCGGAATTCCAGAATTTACAAATATCTTCTATACTACGACCGGTACATTTACACAGCTAAGAAATACAACAACAGTATTAACAAGCTATGATAATAACTTCATGTTATATGGTAAAAGATTTACCGACAGTAATTTTTATCTAAGCTCGAATAGTACAAATTTATTTCCAA